TATATATGAATCAATTGTATATTCAGGATTAACACCTAAAGATAGAGAATTTTGTAAAGATTATGATGTAATAACAACCAATGAAAAAACAGATCAAAAAGAATTTGTAATGCACGGTTCAAATTTACAAGGCCTTGTGAGTATATTACATAAAGATATTGCTAAAGGTATACAAAAAATTGAAAAGAGAGATATAAAACATAATTCTTTATGTATTAGTTGGGTAAGAGATACTGATAAGACACACGATCTAAAAGAAATTATGAGAGATAGACAAGGCGCTGCCATTGACCACGGCTGGTCAACAGGTCCCACAGCTGCCTATATTGCAATAGAACAAAATTCACCGAGTAAAGTTTATATGATTGGCCACGATTTATATAGTGTTGATAATAAAGTCAATAATCTATATGCAGGCACTAAACATTATGTAATACCTGAACACAGTCCAACACCTTGTATCAATTGGATTAATCAATGGGTAACATTAGCTAAATGGAATTGTCATATAGATTTTATCAAAGTAAATGAATTTAATGATGACCGAGATCAAATCAATGCGGCCATATCTGAATGGCACGGCATACCAAATATAAGATATATAAGTTTTGCACAGCTTGACAAAGAACTAGGTTTATGATATATTGGTAATATAAATAATAATGATAGCGATTATACAGCTAACACAAATACAATAATAAGGAGAAAATACAATGGACTTTAATACATTAAAAACTAGTCACTCTAACTTTGATAAACTTACCAAAGCACTAGAGGCTAACCTCAATCCTGAGGATATTAATAAAACATCAAAAGACAAATACGCAGACGACAGAATATGGAAACCTGAACTAGATAAAACTGGTAGTGGTTATGCCGTACTTCGTTTTTTACCAGCAACCGAAAAAGAAGAAATGCCGTGGGTACGAGTTTGGTCACACGCATTCCAAGATAAAGGTGGTTGGTATATTGAGAACTCATTAACAACTTTAAATCAAAAAGATCCTGTAAGTGAAGAAAATACTAGACTATGGAATACAGGTGTTGAATCTGATAAAGAGATAGCAAGAAAAAGAAAAAGAAAACTATCTTACTTCTCTAATATATTAGTTGTAAGTGATCCAAAACATCCAGAAAATGAAGGTAAAGTATTCATATTCAAATTCGGTAAAAAGATATTTGATAAGATTACTGAAGCAATGCAACCAGCATTTGAAGATGAAGCAGCCATTAACCCATTTGATTTTTGGAAAGGTGCAAACTTTAAACTAAAAATTAGAAAAGTAGATGGTTACTGGAACTATGATAAGTCTGAATTTGAGCCTGTTGCCGCCATTGCTGACAATGATGAAAAAATCAAAGCAATATGGTCAAAACAATATGCTCTTACACCTTTCTTGGCCCCTAGTAATTTTAAATCCTATGATGAACTCAAAGAGAAACTGAATAGGGTTATTACGGGAACTAGAAATACTGCTACTGTTGAGTCTGCTGATCTCCCATCGGCTAAAACTAACGGTTCAGTAAAAAGTAATGGTAAAACTACTCAATCTGCTATTGATGATGACGATACGTTGTCTTACTTTAGTAAATTGGCAGATGACGAGTAATCTCTCTCTTTACTCATAACTTTGACGGTGGCCAGAAATGGCCACTGTTTAAATAGCAACTGAATTTAAATTAATAAAAGAACGATCAAAGTTTGTAGGTTCCATAGTCATAGCCTGTGTATTAGAAGCATTTACACTACTATTAGATATATTAGGAGCTACTACTGTATTGTTAGTAGGTTTAGATTCATTTAATGCTTGGTTTTCTACACTCATTTGATTTAAATTTTGCGATCTAACATTTTTAGTCATTTGACTTATACTTCTTCTATCTTCACCGCCTTCGGCATTGATAGGTAATATTTTCATAGCATCAGAATCACGACCTGGTTCAAAAGTCATTTTATCTTTAGCTGTTTCACCATCAATTTCATTTCTGTTGACCATTTGTCCTTGACCAGTACGTTTTTGAATATCAGTTTTATACTGAGGACTTTGTTTATCTTCTTGGCCAGGTACGGCAGTTTTATTAGGGTCGCTTATATCTTCGTTTTTACTATCATCATCTTTTAATAAACTAAATGGCCATATTTTACTAATACCTTCAAATATATCAGCAAAGAAATCAATTACAGCTTTTATTGCTTTATATAAAGCATATATAACAACACCAATCATAACAGCAATTAGTATAAAAGGTATTAAAGGTTTTAATAATGCTAAAAATCCCATAGCAACTCTACCTACCATACCTGCTAATTTACCAAAACCTTTAAATAAATCGCCACCTAATTGTCCAATTTCTTTACCAAAACCTTTTATTTGTCTAAATGCTTCACCTACAGTTTGATCTAATGGGCCAGAAACTCTTTGACCTGGTTTTATATTAGCTCTTTCTTTATCTCTCTCTAATAATTTGTTCTTTTCAGATAAATTTTCTTGTCTTAATAATATTTCTTCTTGTTTATCTTTATCTATTGTATCACCTTTTTTTAATTCTTTTAATTCTTTAGCTAAATCTTTTTCTTCTTTTTTTAATTTTCTTTCTTCTTCTTGTAATCTTTTTAACTCTATTTTTTCTTCTTTTTTAGATTTAATTTCCAATTTCAATGTCTTTTCATTAACGTAAGTATTAATTCCTCTTTCTCTTAATATATCTCTTTCTTTAGTTAATTCTTGTGTTTTTTCTACTCTAATTCTTTCAGCTTCTGCTTTATCTTCTTTACGTTGTCTATTCATATCGTAAAGTTTTTGAACAGAATCACCTATTTCTTTACTGTATTTACCTAAATCTACACCTAGTCGTGATTGTAGTCTATCAATTAATTCAAAACCTTTATCTATATCTCCTTCATAATTAGAAGATATTAAATCATTTACTTGTTTTATTTGTGAATCAATAGGTAAAAATTGCTTTGTCGTATTTAACGACATTTGATTAATTCTATTTGTTATTGATGTAGCTACTGTACCTAATACAGAAGCAATGTTTGTTGTGGTTAGGGGTTTTCCACCTTGTGTTGTGGCAATAGATTTTATATTGGCAACAGATTGTGCTTTATCTCTCAATCTTTCATCAACAATTTGTTGTTGTTGATTAGCAATTTTATCTTGTTTAGCAGTTAGTCTTTCCATCTGATTAAAGATTTTATTACCACCTGCCATATACAAACTATTATCGTTTTCGTCGGCCATTTATTACCCTATTTGATCTTCTATTTTTTTGGCTTCTAACTTTTTATCTTCTATCTTTTCTTGTGTTCTACCATATGCTGATATACCTAATACAGCTCCCATACAAATATGAAAGAAACCAGCACCTTGTAATGTAAGTGGCATCCATTGTGTAAATACAATATTCTTTAAATAAGTTGCTTGTGCTAAATTCCATAATATAGGAAATATAACAAAATCAAAGGCACAAACGGCCAAATATAACCAGCCCATAGCGGGCCTCCACTTAGTATTAAAACCTGTTTCTTTATTCTGTGTACTCATTGACTATTCCTTTTCTTTCTATCTGCTTCTTCTTTTAAATGATTAATTAATAACGAAATGTAAATATCACGCTCCCACGGTATCATATTCTCTATCTCACTTAGTGAATATTTATGATGTTGTATCAGTGCAAAGTTAGTTTCAAAGTATGCCTCTAACGAATTATGAGAGAGGCTTATTCGAAAAAATCAGATATTCCTGTTAAAACCACCTTACTTTTCACATTAGTTTTAGGATTAGTTACCTCTATTTCGTGTTTTAATACAGGCATTGTTTCAAAAAACTTTCTTATTTTAATAAAGGCTTCTTGTGGTAGACCTTCTAGGAATTCTCTTAATTCTTTTTTAGTACTATCTTTCGCTGGATATATTTTATCGCCTTCAAAAACGTGATCTATACAATCAACTAAAATTGTAAACATCAACTCTAATTGTTGAGTATCAATTTTACCTTTACCATAATCATAGTTTTTTAAAGTAGGATAACCTAATACTACACCTAAGTTTCTTTTTTCATCTAAAATTATTTTATTTGAGTGTTCATCATCAACTTGAACTTCAATTTTAGTTAAATCAACTTCAGTTTCAACATAAGTTTTTCCATCGTCTGGACATATAGTTTTAAATTTAGATATTTCTGATACTGATTTAGCTCTTAATTGTAAAAATATATACTCTATATCGAATATAGGTAGTAAATCTACTTTTAAAACATTAAATGTACAAGCATTAATTATTTCTCTTATTGCTTCAACAATTTGTTTGTTGTCGCCAGTTTCTTGTGCTATAAAAAGTATTTTTTCTTCTCTCACTAGAAAAGGTCTAAATTTTACTTTTAAATCTTGTGATGGTAGTGTCAACTCATATGTAGGCACATCAACTCTTGGTAACGTCATTATTATCTCCTTTTATTATAAATTAAGTGGTGGAAAATTGCCAAATGGAGGAAATACTCGACCACCTGTAATACCACCGATTGGTATACGTCTTTTTAGTCCTTGTAATACATCAACACCAGCACGTCTTAATTCTGGTGGTAATTTGTTTAATAGGCCGCCAAATGCACCAAAAGAACTTTTAACGGTAACATCTCTAAAGTTTGGTTGACCTAATTCTATATTGCCTGATCTATCTAAGAAGTAATTTATCCAATATCTAAAACCAAATGTCACTTGAAAAGTTTGTACAGCATTATTATCATACGAATACTCTACAGCACTTATAGTTTTTGGAAAACAATCAAATAACTTGACAGCATATGTTACATCATCTCTTTCGTTACGACTTGCAAATTGACCTAATTGAAATATGTTTACATCAGAAACATAATTATCATAAAAATTAAAATTATGACTTTGATTGCTGAACGCAGCTTTTTGCCACAATTCGAAATAACTTCTTTCTCTTAAAAACTTATCAGCATAAAATGTTGCTGTTATATCTGCTGATTTATAATCTGTTGCTATTTTATATGCTGGGCCGTGATGTTTAACTTCTTTCATTTCAATTGTACGTTCAGGCATTGATATAGCAGAACAAAATGCTTGTACACGTCTAGCGTTTGCTTTTTGTACAGAAATCATTTCTGCTGAACTTTTGAATGTAGTTGCTAATTCGTTTGCACCATCACTTAATTCAGAACCAGGATCTATATTTGTAAGACCTGCACCACCAGCTTTTGGTAAATTAAACTCAACATAAAATCTTGCCTTACGAGCAAATCCTTCTGCCTCATTAATATATGATTGTACACGACCCATAGTCGTTTCAGGATTGCCACCTGCTTTTTGCCTAAATCGTGGATCGTTTTCAACATCATCTAAAGAACGATCACGAGGTAAACCTAATCTTATATCAAAACCACCAATACGAACTCCACCTCTTAATATGGCCATTACAATGATCTCCTTGAAGCTGCATATACACCAGCAGCAGGCCTTTTTTGAAATTGTTGTACTGGTAAATAACAAGCAATAGCGGCCTGTGATAAATCAATTCTTAAAAAACTTGATCTAACGTGTTTGTACAAATACTTTTTGATTGTTGGTTTTACAAGTGGTATATTTTTTACTCTTGCCCAACTTACATCAAATCGTGCTGTATCTATTTTTTTACTTGTTGCATATCTTTGCATATTTTCTAATAATTGTAATCGTAGTAATGGTGGTAAATAATGAAAGTTTAAACCACTAAAACCACCTTTAATTCCTTCTAATGGTAACACAAGTGGAAAAGTATCGTAATATGGTAACGTTTCTTTATACTTCGGATCATAAAAGAATAAATTTAATAAACCTAAATTCGGTCGTGCAGTCAATGTACCTTGAGCCATTAACTTACTGGCACTTATCTTTTGACCAATAGACTGTACAGCATTCTTATACCAACTTGCTGACTTTGTAGTATCGCCTTGTTTATTAGCTAATTTATCTAGTATTGAAACCATTGTCTATATTTATATTAACTATAGACACCTATGTCTTTTTCAGTAAAGATTTTAAACTCTAAATCGTTGCCTTCACAATACACTTTAGCGGCTTGCCATTTAGCTTGGTTCTTTATATATTCTAATTGTTCACTTACAAAAGAACGACTTTGTTTCTTTGGTTTCTTAGGTGGAAAACACTGTCGATATGGTTTTATTTCAACCATAAATTTCTTACCTGTTTTTAACTTGAATATAAAATCAGGATAGTATCTATGAATACGGTAATCAATAGGTGAACGATAGATAATAGGTATTTCTTCACTAGCCCAAAATTCAACAGCATCATTTTTATCCAAATACACCATCATACGCCTTTCTAATAGTGAACGATACACTATTCTATTTGGGTCACCAGCGTACTTTTTAGGGTGTGTAGGTTTGTAAATTCCTTTATAACTTGCTCTCATATCACATATAAATATTACTATTAAACATACAAGTATTTATGGCACTATCAAAAGTAGCAAATTTAAT